CTGATAAATTAGCAACAAAAACAGGAACGGCTATAACTTTTAATCCAGAAGATAATGTAGTTTCTCCTATTAGATTTTCTCATGCTCCTCCAACAATAACTACTATTTCAGATAATCTTTTCCCGACAAAACCATTAGAACATATAATGCAGATACACACAAATAAAATATACAGGCAATTATGTGCTGTTGTTTTAGGCACATATGAAATTGAAGAAGGAAATACACAAAGAGTTGAGGTAGGAACAACTATTCCCTTTTCAGGAGGAAATATTGAAATAAATACTGGAACTACATCTCCATTTGATTATGTATATTATTTGAGTATGATGGGGCATGATTCTAGTGATAGTAATAAATTTGAAAATTTTGCATATAAAGATTCAGATTTAACTGCAAATACTTTATCTACTACTCCTGATTATGAAGCAACTGGAATTAAAATAGGTCTTAAACCAAGACTATACTATATAGCGGCTGATAATCAATTTGACTTTAATGGTGATGGTTCAGCAACTAATTTTGATACGATTAAATCTTCTAGTGGAGATGTTTATAGATATGTTATTGATACTTCTTCTAGTAGAGAAAACATTTGGTTAGATTTAGTGGATTTAACTGGCTGTTATTTGGCTAGTGAAGATGGTTTTGATACTGTTTTAGGAGCAAGCGTTAATGTGGTAACAAATAACAAAGAATTTACTGGTAGTAGAACTATGGATGGAGTTATCCCTCAAACTCTTATATATGTTCTTTCTCATGAAATACTTTCAAATGGGGTAGGGCAACGCTATCATAATTTAGTTCTTGATACTGTTCTAAATGATGTCAAGGCATACCGAGTATTAAAACCAAATGAAACTACCTTTTACGATGATACTCCTAAAAATATCACTCTAAATATGTTATCTTCTGGTTATACTAAGATGCCCGATTCAGAAAAAATGTATTCTGTTAATCAAGATATAGATATTACTCATGGAACAAGAGGAAGAACAACAACAGAAGATGGCCCAAGAAGAGAGGCTTTTCTTTCTATGTATGTAGCCGTTGATATTGATAAACAAAGTTCTAGTGATGATTACCTTGTTCTTCGTAAAGCCAAAAATTTTAAAGATATTTTACCAGAAGGGACTTATAATCTTCATGTTTCCGATGGAGATATAGCCTATTCTTCTTCAATAGGTGTTGAAAGGAAAACAGATTTTACTACCGAAGAAGAAATTATTCTGACTTTTTCTAATATTGAAAAACAAAAAGGTATTGTAAATATTACTGAAACCTTTATCGTAAATAGTAGAGAAGAGATTAAAATTGATGCGAATAGGGCGTGTATTGGAACTACTTTAAATATTGGTTTAGAAGGTGAAGATTTAATTAATGAACTCTTTGAAAATGAAGGAGTTGCTTTTGAAACAACAACAACTGGTTCTCCGCATTTCTTAGCCCCTAATTATCAAGGAGTAGACTTATATTCAGCAATTAAATTCATTACTGATAGAAAACAAATGAAATTAGTTGAAGAAAACAATGTGTTTAAAATTTCTTCTGATAATTTTGGAGATAATTATACTAATATAGTAATAGACGATAGCGGTGATTTTTCTATCTTTGAGTTTGAAAAGATTAAAACTCTTTTTGATTTCTATAATGAAATTATAGTTTATGGTAATAGCCACAAAAGCATTAGAAAGGATATTAAGTCAATACAAAAGAGAGGCCGAAAAACATTAGAAGTGATTGATACTACTTTACTTACCCAACAAGAAACAGACTCGGAAGCAACTAAATTAGTTAGATTGCATTCTAAAATGAATCAAAAACTGTCTTTTGTCATGGATAGTAAAGGAATAGCGCAAGTGCGAGTAGGTGATATTGTATCGGCTGAAATAGAGCGTGAAAATATACCTATGGCTGATTACATGGTGTTGGAAATGAATCATAGATTAGATGGCCTTATTCGTTTAGAATTGGGAAGATATGCAAAAGGATTAGAAGATGTCTTTTCTGAATTATTCATTGCTAGTAAGCAAACAAAAACTAGTTTGAGAAATAAAGAACTTCAATCAAATGAATTAGCATATAATTTCCTTGAATCATTCAAGGTCAAGGATTTGCGTCTTTTGATACGAACAAGAACCGCAAGCGGAGGGTTTAAATTCGGATTCGGCACAGCGTTTAACACCGCAACCACCGCTTTCGGCATGGGTAGTGTTAGTTTCACTACGCTTTTAGATGAGGATTTAGCATGATAACAGATACATTGAGAGAACACCTTTTAACTGCAATTAAAACGCAATTGACTTCTGCTGACTTAGGTTTGGGTGGAAACTCCACAAACCCCACTTCAACCGCTTTAGATGTTCCTTTAGGATTAACTACTTCCCAAGTTACTTTAACAGAATCTGAATCAGAATATAATTTACTAGAAATTAAAGTTTCTGTTGATGGAACAAACATTGATGGAAAGGTTATTCGTGAGGTTGGCCTATTTGATACTGGAAGTGCTCAAACTCCATCAAGAAGTAATCATATGCTTCATAGAGTTAATTTTGATGGAATCGGCCCTATTGCAACAACAGATACTTTAGAAATATTTATTCTCATGGAGGTTGAGTAAGATGACAAGCATAGATAACCCAAATAAGTTTTCAACGATGAACAACGCAAACGAATTAGCAGATATAAAAGACGATAACGATTTTCCTCATGTTGGTATTATTAAAGCCTTATCTGTTGGCTTAGGCCAAAATTATGCATTTGGTGGATATAATGCTACAAGCGTTAGTGATACAAGCATTACTTTTGCAGGTGGAAAAGTTATGCGAGATGGAAAGTTAATTCCTGTTACTGGAGATACTTTAACAATTGCTGCTGTTTCTGGTGGAACTGGAGATTCTTATTATTTAGCCGTTGTTCCTACGGGTGCAACACCCACTATTACATTAAGAACTCCTTCGCAAAAAGGAGTTACTCCTGATATAACAGCAGGAGATATTATTGTTGCGGTAATTGCACATACAGGAACAAATCCTATGAATGTTCAATTTCTTACTGTAAATAAAACTGAAAATCATTTGAGTATTGCTACTGATAATAGCGGCTATACCGAAGTAATTAAATTAGAAGCCACAGGAGCGACTACGGCTACTATAACAGGAGCAGCATTAACTGATATTTCTCCTTTGGATTCCACTAATGATAGATTATTAGTGAGGGATGCAACAGATAACACATTAAAATTAGTTGCTCCTAGTAGTGTAGGTTCTGTTTATACTGATAATGAGGCTATTGTGGCCGTTGAAGGTGAAGCAACCCTTGATTTGACAGGTGATGTATCTATCGCTGATAAAAAGTTTATTGTTGATACTACTACTTTAGTCGTAAATGCCCCTTCTTATGCTGATAAGGTAGGAATTGGAACGGCTACTCCAAGTGATACATTAAGTGTTCAAGGGACAATGCGTTCAAGTAGTCATACTATTATTGGTGGTGATTTAGACCACAATGGGACTAATATTGGATTTTTTGGAACTAATGTTCAACCAAGACAAACGGTTAGTAATTTAGCAGCAACTTCAGTCCAATCAAGACCTGCACCCGACCCAACAGCACCATCTGGTTTTGAACCTAGTGTTGATGTTTATGTGGCTTCTTTAGAACAAGAAATTGGAAATCTTAGAACAAAGTTAGATGCGTTAATTGACGCATTACAACTACATGGTCTAATCCTCTGAATTAGACTAAAAACACCAACTTTTGCATTGCATTCAAATCATCGCCAAGTAAGGTTTGAATGCAGGTGGGTGTCCCTTCTATTATGAGCAATTGCTCTCATTTAGGTCTATTAGATTTAAAATAAGCGAATAAAAAATCGCATTTTGGATTTTGACCAAAAAAAAAGAGAGGGAGCATACGCTCCCCCTCAATTAATCTTTTCAGACCAAATCGCTTTACAGGCTCTACATTCCCACAATTTTACTTGTTCGGTAGAACCTACATAAAAACCAAGTAATCTTCTTGCTACTGTTTTTTCTTTACAGTAGAAACATTCTTGTTTTAATCCCATACAATCACTTGTTTTCTTCGCCCATTAAACGCTTCATGTATTCTTCAACGCTTTCATCGGTGATATTTGTTCCACCAAATGCTGCGAAGAAGAGAAGCATCAAAATGACGAGGAAAGCAAATAAACCAAACCATTCCCAGCCAGTCATTACCATTTCACCTCCAAATCTTTATGTTCTCCTTTTTCTAAAGAAAAAGCCTTTACTATTCCGTTATCTTGCCCATACTTCCAAAGGTCATAAACTAATTGAGTATCTTTCATACAATACTCAACTACTTCATCATATTGACCCATCTTCCATAATTTAGGAGCATCTGCACTATCCATTAGTTTAAAGTCATTCATAGTGCATTTAACAAGATTTTTCAATTGAAACCTTTCTCCATGTTCTTTTAAAAGTATTCTTGAAGTATCAATAAACTTTTCTTCTTTGATATACTTATTAATACAATAAATATCCATTGAATCTCTAAGAATAGGCAAATCAAATCCTTTGATATTATGCCCTAATAATAATCCGCCTTTTTGAAGATGATTGTCCAAATCATATTTTAGTTCAGATAAGGATTTAATAATGTGTCCTGACTTAGCAAATACTTCAACTGGTTCATCAACATAAACAGTCCCAGTATTTCCATCCCATGTAGCAACTGTTGATACTTGAAACATATGGGTATTACCGAAACCTCCAATGTCATAAGACATATTTTTGGTTTCTAAGTCAATAGCCAATACTGACATAATCATTCACCGCTTGACCATAGTTTGCTAATCTTTTCGGTTTCTTTATCAACCTTTGGTTTTTCATCTATGTCTGTTCGTCTCTTTAAGAAACAAACAATTTGAGAACCAGCGACAATAAGTTGAGAACAACATTCCCAACCATCATCACCATAAGTATTTAATGTATCAATAATTACTTTTGGCCCTTTTGCTACTTCAAAAACAAGGTATGTATTTTCCCACTTCATTCTTCATCACTCCTAATTAACTTAACATATGTCCTATTACTTGCACCTTTTTGTTCCTCAAACTTGTGTCTAATTACATCAAAGTGCCTATATACCTGCGCTCTTGATTTTTTCGCTTTGGTTCGGACTTCTGTTAAGAGTGTTGTTTTATTGACAAAGCCTTCATCATCTTTCTTCATTTTTGCATAAATGTCCATAAAGACCGATTCAAGCGAGTTTTCGGCTATGCTCTTACGCTTGGCTCGGAGGCTATCAGTTAGCCAATCCACCAATGACCTATAACATTGTCGGATGATTGTTGAGGCTTGGCGAACATGATGCCCATAAACAACGAATTGTTGGTCTTTATCCTTGATTGAAGGAGCAGATGCTACACTACAAAGAACAGACATTTTTAGGAGGATTTTCATTAAACGGGTAGTAAAATTACCAGCAATTTTCGTAACATGGGAAGGATAAGATTGAATATATCTTCTCATGCTTTCGTATTCTAATTTAAGGTTTTGATTAAACCCTTCACTATATTTTATTGTTTTGAGAGGGTCGCCTCCAACTTCATTAAATCTTTCTTGAGTAAGTTCATAAAGTTTAAATAAAGCCTGAGCATACTTATCAATAGGAGAATTAACATCTTCAACTGTTCCTGCTTTGTCTATTTGTTCAAGACGCATTTTATGTTGAATAAACTCAGGAACATCCCATACATACAATAACATTCTTTGAAGAACACCCTTTTCAGCCATAACATCGTTTAGGTTTGTTGGAGGATAAGTCATAGCCAATACTGAACGCTCACAGAAACATTCCATAACCATTCCACCAAAAGAAGTTAAAGCCTTTGAAATAATCCAAGATTCTCCCGAAAGGGAGTTCATCAAAGTATTAAGATATACAATTGAGTTTTCTTTGTGTTGGCTTTGTTTAAAGATACCAGAATATTCAAACTCATCCCAATGAGCAAGGCCATTTCCTTCTAAAACTCCTGGCCTTCTATTATATTCAACTTCTCCGTCATCATCAAGTTCTTTATCATAACCACCAATAAGAACAGAATCAGTATAATCAGTTACACCGAATGTATTGAAAATACGATTCATAGGTAAGTTGTTTCTTACAAATGGAGGGTGTTTGTTGCTTTCATTAATCATTTGAAATGTTTTGTTAGCAACTGGCCCGATAAAATTCCATAAGGTAGATTTACCTGTTCCTGAAGTTTGAATCCAACAAAAATGTATTCTAGTATCTTCGTGGTTTCTTCCGTTAGGAATAGTAATAAAATCTTTTACTACTTGGCCTAATAAATTAAAGAAACAAATTCCAGCAGGAATATCATTGTAATGTGATACTTCAACTGCTGATGCTTGAAATTCTCTAACTACTGCGGGTAATGCTTCGCTAAATACACCTGCGTTTGTTTCAAGTGTTTCCATATATTCTTCTTCATTATGTTCTTCATTCATATTTTCACCTTCTCTTCCGAGTTTAATGTGGAGATAATTCTTTTGGCTAAGGTTTCTCCGATACCTTCAATGGCTTGTAATTCAAATGCTGAACACTCGCCTATTTCCATAATAGAGCCAAATTCTTTTATTAGTTGTTTCGCTTTTTTAATTGAAACGCCTTTAATGCTGCTTAGTAAATCTAAGCGTAAATCGTCTGTTGTTAATCTTTTAAATACTTGAGGAGCAATAACATCTCTTGTCATTGGTTTCATTTTACATACTGCGGTAATAATTAAAGCAGCCTCTTCTTCTGTTTCTACCCATACTGGCTTTACATCTGTATCAAGAATGAGTCTACCAATTCCTCCCAAAAATTTATTATTTAACATAATACTTCTAGTTCCTATGGGCATTTTACTTGGGGAGTTTTCAATAACATTAATAATTGCTTCATCAAGACTTCCATGAATAATAACTACATTTGTTTTATAATGTCTATCCATGTTATCAATTTGAGTCCATAATCTTTTTGACATAACTGAACCTAAGAAATCTGTGGTGGATTTTGCTTCAAAACAAACATCATCATAAACATAATCTCCTATCTCAATCCAGCGTTGTTCAAAAGAAACACCTAATCCTCTCGCTTTCTGCATAACCAATTTGGCTAATTTAGATTTTTCTCTTGAGTCAATTACTAGCATTATGATACCTCCAACATTTTCCTACACAATACCCATCACTAATTAATTTATCACAATGAGGGGTATTGTAGTTATTGAATACTGTAAATCTAGCGTGTTTTTTTGTTTCGTTTTTATCCCAATCAAGCCATACAGAATCGGATTTAGCAAATACTCTCTCTAATTCTTCAACTACTAACTCAAGGACTTTCATTTTTTCTTGCCCTGTTGTTAAATCACGATAGCCCGATATTAAATCTCTATACCATGATACTAGGTATGCTCTTGACATATGCGAGGGATTCTCCGTCATTACTGCATTATGCAAACAAGGCAACATTGGGAGTTTTCCTACTGTTTCGGGAACAGAAATAGCGACTCCTAAAGCCTCCATAGGGGGTGCTTCGGGAAACAACACCTCATTTTCTCCGCCCTTTTGGAAGGGGATATGGCGAGGCTTCTTAGCAATTGATAGTATTTGTTCAAGGTTAAGTGAAAGGTCATCAACTGTCAAAGGAACGCAATAATAAGGATTACCGTTCTCATCAGATGAGGACATATTAACCGTATTTGGGACTCTTCGTAGTCTTGTTGTTTGTCCTACTCTTTCATCAAGTGTATTCTTTTTTCCTACTTTCATAGATAAATTTTCTTTAATTTCACGAAAGAAAGTCTGAACATTTCTCATATTATTAGTTCTTTTACCAAACAAAAATAAATGAAAACCACGACCTGAAAAGAAAAGTGTATGTAGCCAATTGTTGTTAATTACCATATTCATCACCTCTTTAACATCTCTCCAAGCCAATTCTAATTCATCTTCGTGAGCATCAAAATCTAAAAATATCCTATCAATAATAACTGATGATTCTATCTTCGCTTTCTCCGAAAAATGTTGGAAATCATAGACCGTAGTATATACATTCGTCCTGTTATTTTGAGCATTAATAAAGTCAGCATATTCATTCCTCGCTAGGACTACTTTTCTTTTCATTTGTGGTGCGTTCTTTATGTGACTTCCCGCCCACACTTCTCTCGGATATTTCATTTTTATTCCCTCCAAAATTAATTGTTGCTCCATTGAGCAATTGTTTGATTGTCATAGCGATTTCGCCATTTAATACTGTCATTACCGTTAATTTGACAACATCTTCAAAATATGCTCCAACATAGTCCTCTTTGATTCTCAAGTCTTGAATCAGTTTGAACTTTTCAATTAGTGTCATTTCTGAATAAATGTCTTGCGATAAATCGGCTACTGTTTCATTGAGATTAGAAATCTCATTGAAAGTCCAGTTTCTATCTAATACTTTCTTTTCAATTAAATCTTTCATTATAGCCACGCATCCTCTTGTGCCGCAGGACAAATACCATAATAAGAACAATATTGTGAACAAGTTTGTCTCCAAAACTTAGCATCAAACTTATCTTGTTCATAAGAATGAATTAACTTTGCTATATTATCCTTTAGTGCCGTCATTGACCGCTTCTTAACTGGTTCAACAGTAATATGATTAGCGGCTGGATAATACCAACCCCAATGAGATACTTGCATATCCTTTGTTAGCCCGTGTTTTTCAAGCACTTCTTCGGGTGCATTCTCAATCATTAATTGATAGAAAGCCATTTCTTGACGCATAGAAGATTCTTTACCTTCTTTCCACCCACCTGTCTTATATTCAAAGGGAATAAGTTTCCCATTTTCAATAAATACTCGGTCAATAATTCCTTGAAGTCTTACTACATAGTCTCTTTGTAATGGATATTTCTTGCTTCCATTCTTACGAACAGTAATTTCACAATCAAACTTTCTTTCATTGATTACTGGTAAATATTCCTCTACTCTATTTTCGCTTCTTGCTTCAATAAATCGTTGTGCTTCAAATGCCGCTACTGTTAAGGAAATATCAAAGTAATCATCAACAGGCATTAGAGATGTGCAATACTCAAGAACCTCAGAATTATTCATTTTTTCTGCTTTCTTAATATCAAACTCATTAAAGAAATCTTCACGGCTATTGTGAAGAATTGTTCCCTTTCTCATGGCTTCTGTTTGGTCTTGAGGTAGTCTTTGAATATATGAAAATACATATTTCTGTGGACACCAACCAAATGAATTGACTAAAGAAGATTTACTTATCTTCAAAATCGGTTTTGAAGGGTCATCATAATTTTCTGGTTTCCAGTCATAAGTAAATTCTTTCATTGAATTAATTCTTGCTTCATATTTTTCGTCTGTATTCATTTTTTCACCACCATTCGTCAAGGCTTACTTGTATTTTTCCTGTCCGTATGGACGATATATCCCACCCCATAGCCTTAAAAATAGGGTCGGCTTTCTTGATTACTTGTTGGGAATAGAAGCCCCAATCGGGATTACAACCCTTGAAATCTTCGTAAGTTATGCCTGATAAGTATTCAACATCACGCCTTTCTTGCGTTAAAGGATGAGTATAGAAATCATTTACTCTCTTTACTTTTAAGAAGAGATAAGAGTCATCAAATTTAGCGTCTTTCTTTTCCCAAGCGTATAAAACTCCAGCAATACCTGAACCTATTGTTGGTTTCTTTCCTTCAAGTGTTGTAAATTTGCGTGTTTCTGTTGCACACTTTTCACAAACTTTGTGTTTTAATTTGATACAATCACGCAAATGATACTTTGCATTACATTCGGGGCATTTCACCATAAATCGGTTTTGCCTTAGACGGCTTCTTTTAATGATAGAGGAAATAGGAACATCTCCTTCATTAACTGATTTGAATGTTTCATACAGATACTTAGTGATTTCAGGATAACTTTTTTGTTCCACCCACATCTTGAGAGTATTTGTTTGAACCTCTTTGGCTAACTTTGTTTCACTAACTCGTTTTGCCGTAAATCCTGTCATACTAAACTTTGGCTTATCTAACCAAACTCCATCTTCCCAAGATACTAAACCTGCGTTTCTATTTTTTGTTGTTCCAACACCCAATGCTGAATAATACTTCTCAAATTCTAGCACTACTGGGTGATTATCAAGTTGCATCACATTAGGGAAGTGTTCTCGCACCTTTCTTTCAATCTTCTTAATTGAGTCTTGTGCTTTTTCAACAGATTCAATTTGAACATAAATTGAATCTGTGTGTCCATAAACTACTTTCATGCAATCATCTCATATAGTCAAACAGTATTCCAACAGGTTGTCCTGATAACCTAGCCACTTCTTCTTGTA